CTGCCGCTTCATACTCCTCGATAATATCAGAGTATTTCTTCAACTTAATCGTGTTGTAAGCCATTGTTTAAACCTCCTTTGTCGTTATTTTTTCTCTGTTTCAACTCCCGGCGGGAGAAGAATTTCTTCATCCATATTTATCGAAATTTCACCCACTGCACCCTCATAAGAAACAGGAGCTTTAATGGAATCCGCGATCTTCTGCAATGTCGCAGTATCCTGCGTATTCAGATCCTCTTCTTTCCAAACTTCCTGCGCCTGGTTAGTTGTAATGTGATTAATCAATTTCTTACGATGTTCATCATAGAGCCTTTGCCCATATTCGAACTGCCCCTTCAACTCTTCGGGAAGAAGTGATGCAAACGTTTTAATATCTGATACCTTCTCCTTCAGAATTTTCATGGCCGCCTCCTCGTTTATCTGGGGAGTGCCTTTCTTCAGTTCTGCGACTTCACTTTCTAAAGCAATGATTTTTTCATTCGCTTGTACCTTTTCCTCTTCTGCAGCATCCTTCGCGGCGGTTGCTTCTGCATTTGTTTTCACACAAGTAATCAACTTATCAAGTTGCCCCTCCTCCAATTTTTCTAACCACTCCTTATCATCTTCGGTGTATACCGAAGGAGCAATGGTCAGAAGCTCTTTTACCTTGTTCATTACAATACCTCCTCTATTGTTTTTAGTTTTCTCCATAGTTATCACTTTTTTGTACTTCACTTCCTTTGTTACTTCTTCTTCATCATTGCCAAATTGCACCTCCCCATCTTTGATTTGATATGTTCCTTTGTAATATTTCTCCTTACCATTTCCACTCTTCTTGTAAATAAAGATACCATCATCATAAACTTCTTCAAGATAATATGAATCCGTATTACTGTCTAAAGAATAAAGTTTATCTCTTACCAGATTTACTGCCTCTAAAAGCCCTTCTGTATTTACGCGCACACCACAACCATCTAACCAACTACAAGCTCCAGTTCCCTCTGGTAACAAAGCAAGATGATCAGGTCGATAATTTCGTGCAATAGCCACATAATCTTTTCCATCCCACTCACCAGAAGTAGATTCATCATCTGAAAATACACCAACACTAACATCCAATGGCTTTTGTTGCATAATGTAAGCATATGCTAATGGAGATGTTTGTTTCAGCTTTTCCACATCAGCCCAGACCTCACCTTTCAACTTTGCATTCTCCATTTTACTATTGTATACCCGGCCAATCACTGATTGATCAATAACTTTTGGAGAGTTAGCAGATATTAGTTGTCCATTCTCTTCCGGATGGCCTATTACTACCGGAATTCCATTCCACGCAGCGGGAAACTTGCCTAACTCATCCTGAGTATGGAGTAAAGGTCCTGCACTGCCGTTATGAACTCCTTCTACCATCATAACCACCGGGACGACAAGATGTTTCCTCCCTTGATGTGTCTCAGTCCGAATTACATAATTGTTAGTTGTTAACACCTTGTATTGCTGATTTTTCAACTTAGCCCTCCATTGATTGTAACATACTGCGGCTCGCTGTTTGTTATCAGGATATTCTTTATTCATCAAGTCATTTCCTATACATCTGGAAATGAAAGCGTCTCGCTCTTCACCTTTACGTGGTTTTGGTAATGGCATTGTTTAGCCCTTCTTTAACTTCTTCTTGTTATGTAACCAACTTTGTAATTCTTCTTTACGTTTACTTACAATTGCCCGCCATTCTTTCTTTAGAGAATCTGGAATATCCATGCTGGCAATCGCGGCACGAACATCATCTGCTGAGTCTATCACTTCCTGTAAAACTTTTGTGCCAAATCGATACGCAGTAGTGCCCGCCTCCCCATGATGCCTCAACGTAAATTCCACACCATGCGGTCCAGGTAACTTTATTCGCTCCTCTCCCAGAAACTGCATAAGTTCATGTTGTTCCCAAACAGGGGCCTTTTTTACGAAAGCCATTTCATAATCTATCATTTGTATTACCCCTGTAGACTCGTGTGCCAAAATATTTGAAGCACTTCTATCCCACGCGCTCATCAAATAATCTTGTAATACTAATCTTTCCTTGATAGGATCTGGTGTTTTTTCCAGCAGCGTAAATTTCTTGTGCATCTCCATTTCTGCTAAACTTGGACTATGCTCCTTCCATTCACTCACGATCATTCGTGTAGTTTTTCCATCAAATACACCTTCTGCGGAATACAACCGTGGAGTATATTCCCCAAGCCCAACTCTTTCCATTGCACGAGCTACTGCAGCCTCTTTCTGAAAATTTACTTCCTCTCCAAATCGTAAAGGTTTTGCAAAAAATTTCCGCCCTTGATACTTGAATGTTTTGCAACCAGTCTTTCCTCCAACTTGCTCTGGAGGAATAGAAGACATATCAAAGGTTCCAAGAAACTCACCGCTTTCCGGTAGGATCTCTTTCGATTTTGGTGTAATCTTTTTTGGAACCTTCGGAAGTTTGGGCACCTTCTCTACTTTCTTTTTCTCCTCCTTCTTTACAGGGATTGCGCAGCATCTGCAATTCGGATGATATGGCAGCATATTCATTATTTCATCCAAGTCATAAACTTTTCCTTCCAATGCCGCACATAAATCACAAACGTTGTATCCGGCTGTTACCCATTCTGCCTTAACTTCAACTCCTTCTACAGCCCAATTTTTCATCTCTTGTATGTTAGCCTGATGGTGCGCTCGGATTATCTCGGTTCTTGCTAAAGTCTGTGCTCTTCTTTCCGCTGGAATGAATCTTCCTAATGTGTCTGTTATTCCAAGATCCCCCACTGGCCCGGATATTGTTTTGGTTAATAACTTAGCAAGTTCTAATGGATGTTTCCCATCGGCAATACCTTGGGAGAGTACTCGGCTAATTTGAGTATCCATCTGACTCGTAATACCTTTAAGTTCTTGAAAAACGCGACTATACAAAGCTCCAACACGATCCATATGGAAAGGAGTAGCCATTGAAGCTGTAATACCCCCAGTTTCTGAAAGAGTAGGCACTTCATACCCTGCCCCTCTCATCTCTGCCCGCGCTCGTTGTATTCCTCTTTGATATGAATCCTTAATATATTTATTTGTCCATGCAGTCTCGATAGGTGTTCCTACTTGTTGCATTGTTCCTACTTCAAGGATCCCTTTCGCTTCCTGCCCTTGTAGCCAATTCATAAAAGCATTGACTTTCTCTTCAGATCGAGGAAACGCGAACGCCTTTCTGCCCGGGAGCGAAAAATCAGAAGCCGCCAGCGTTACCACCTTAAACTCTTTATCCAGCATACCAAAACAATCTTGCTCTACGATGGCTCTACGGATTATACCTCTCAACGCCCGGAACCGTTTATTCAGGTCACGAACAAAGGCATTTCGCAGATGCGTTGTCCTTGTTGGATCATACCGCGAAATAGCTTTTGCTTTCTTTCTCTGAATAATAATTGTTTCTATCTTCCTGGCTGGTAGCCCCATATTACATGTTATCCTTATGTTTGATCAAATTCGACTAGACGTATTTCCAAAGATACATTATTTTCTGCCGCTGATTTATCAGTAACACGAATGATATATTTAGTATTCTTCTTTAATATTCTATACTTTGCCGCTCCTGCGTTCCCACCAACATCAAATTTTGTATTGCCACCATTCTTGCCTGTTCGTTTCCAATACATCCTGGTGCCATCACTTGATCCACCACTTTGCCCTTTATGAATTGTAACTGTAATGTTATTTGAAGAATTCCGATTCCTGTTTATTATTGTTTGGAGGACGCTGCCTACTCTGTCACCGCCTTCATATATTTCGAGAGATCCGGCCCCGTCACCAAATACAGCGATTAAATCAAAGTGAATATTCAAATCCGAATTTGGCGTAGTTAGTAAATAATCCTGAGAAGCACTGGCACCAAGAGGCTCAAGAACATCGTGATAATAATAATCCTTTCCTTCTACAATTTTGGTACATTCCTCCAAAGAAACTATCAAAGAATTATAACATGCACTTAAACGTAAAAATTGATATGTTTCATCAGACAACCGATATCCTTTGATAGGAACTCCAGGGTTAGACTTCTCTACCCAGTTTGTTCCATCGTAGGTTTCCATCATCCGTCCAGTATCATATTCATAGATAGTAGACCCAGGAGCCATTCCTGAAGGTTTATCATCTGTAGATAATCCGATACGATGCTGTACTTCTGTTATCTTACTGGACAATGTCATGCTTCTTCTTTCTTTATCGCAGATTCTTGCATCTCTGTAATCATATCAATTTGATCCCGATCAAATCCTAAGAAGCCGCATATTGATTGAGTGCTTTGGCTCTTATTTCTCCAACTTCAGCCTTCTCCTTATCTGATTTTTCAAAAACTGGTTTCCAAATTATAGAAAAACCATCTTCTTCACTTTTCACAGGAGGAAGGGTACCAAATTCTTGGCATTTCCGAATAAATGGCCGTAGAATAGTTCCTTCGACATAGTTTTCTCTTCTTCCTTGTATCAGAGAATACCATGAAACAATATCTTGTGTACTGGCAAGTTCCCCTCTTTCGCTCCCTGTTAGTATCCGTTTTGGTATTCCTGTTTGAGCACTTATCATTTGGATCTGGATATCAACATGTTTACTTGGATCAGCTACTTGCGTTTCCAAGGCAGATAAATCTATTCCGGTGCTGATCAAGAATCTTCGCAAGTTGTGCTCATATTCATCCAACTGATTCCGGAAATCCTCCTTTTCATCAGAAGTCAACATATAATCCTTATCCACCTTTCCTTTGTACCCGGGTCTTGCCCCTCGCCAAAACATTTCAGCAGATGCGCCTACTAGTTTTTCCAAATCAAATAACCTATTATATATAGGCAACAACCGAGAAGAACCTTTAACTGTTCCTTCCAAGAGCTCTCCTGCGACATGAAGAATGCGAGAGTGATGTACACGTAATGTAACTGTTGTATCTGAAGCAGCTTGAAACAATTTTAATTCATATATCACAGGAAGCCCATACCGCGGATTAGAAGTATCATCCTCCCACTGAATAATAGAAACACTATCTTCTCCTAAAGGTCGTAAATACACCAGCTGAGAAGTTTTTGTTGCTGGTATAATGAATTGTTCCCTGTTTGATACATCTCCTAATCCAAATAACAGAACAGCGTATTCTCCTATTCCTACAAGTTTATCCAATCGATTCAATTTATTTAGAACGTTCAAATCTTCTCTTTGAATCAAAGCTTTCCAAGCTTTTTCCAACGACGTGTCCTCTTCTGTAGATTCTTGAATGAGACATCCACCATGCCAAGAAGCATCCACCGGTTTATCGATCACCGCACGAGCAATGTCTTGTCGAATGTAACGAGCTGCAAAATCCTTATAAGAAAGCGTGAGTGGAAGTGGATATCCTAACGCTTCATAGATATCCCGATCAGTCCCATACTGCTGTCCCAATCTTCCAGCAAGTTTTGCCCTGGACACTAACTCAGAAAGAACCTTGATTCGATTTACCTGTAATTGTAATTCTTCGTCTCTTTTTTTAGTCACTATGTCCTTCTCTTTGAAAACAACATCCCCGCCCTTTTCTTTCCTGCCAACTTAGCAAATGCACCACTTGCACTATCCACCTGATCCTTATACGTAGAAAATGGAAAGTTTCGATGTTCCTCCTTGAAGGCGGTGATCCAATCTCCTCTTAGCAACATTACATTACCATTATTAACCTGAACTGAATAGGGATCCGCCCTAAATATCTTATCTCCTGTGGGACGATCCTTAAACGCGGAGAATCCTGCCAAATTAGTTATTGTAGCCTCTGCAGATTCCTTTCCTCCTGATCC